TTTATCTGAAGCTTTAGTCATTAGGATCCTTTTGCCATTTCTCTACTGGAAGAACTACCATAACCATGAATGATTCTCTTGTCTCTGATTCTATCGTAAGCACCAGTTGCTGTTTCTTCCCATACCATTTCTTTGGTATAAGACATACGACCTGCTTTACCTTTCACGTTTCTAACAAAGTTTTCTACAGGTAACAGTATTGCTGTTGCCCATTCATCAGATGCTAAATCTAAGAGATATCCATCAATAGCACTATTGAGGTATTTATGAAAGCAGTTGCGAGGAATGTCTAATCTTCCATCCATTAACCTTTTAATACACCACACTCTTCTTTTTGGTGACAGATAATGTAGGTTAGCACCCCAAAATTCTCCTCTGTTTGCCTTTACTACGTAAACAAGGGGAAATGAATCATAATATGGTATTTTCTTTCTTCCTTTTGCTATGTATTCAAAAAGATATAAATGTCCTACTACAGGATAATTTCTCAATTCATTTTTATCTTGTTGTACTTCTGATCCTTGTCTCTCTGTTAATTCTTCTTGGATTAGTCTGCCTGGTTCTTTGAGGTATTGAAATGCTTCAGTCTTTACGGTGTTTTTATACCACAACCAAGTGTGTTTTTCTCCTTTTGCTCTTGCTTTGACTTTTTCAAAGATGGTTTCGTAACCTGTATCTTCAACAATTGTTGGTCTTTGAATGTCATAAAAGCCATAATAGCTATCCATTTTTCTCCTATACTGCTAAGTGATCTTCTGTAAGTATTAAAAATTTCATTTGCCTATCTTCACAGTAGTTCTCAGCAGCATTCCATTTTGCTTTATTTTTAGCGAAGGTTAGAACAGCGTTTCTATAGGCTTTGGTTCTTTTATCTTGACCATAAGGGGGTTTAGTTTGTTTCTTTGGTTTGATTTCAACTATGTACTTAGATATTTTTCCGCTTTTTTCACGTACCTTGATATAAAAGTCAGGATAGTACCTATGTGATTTACCATCTAGAGGTGAACGGTATGGTATGATAACTTCTTCACTTCCCCACTCTAAAATAGAGGGAGTTGTGTCACAATATATCATATATTTTCGTTCCCACAACGATCTATAAATGATACGTGTGGGATTGCCACGGTACTTTTTAGGATTCTTTGGTTTATAGGATCCAGAGTATGCCATATATAATATAGGAAATCACTTATCTATTTAGAGTGGAAAGAGTAACAAGATTAAATGAATTCATGCATAAAATTGGTAGTAGGGGAGGAATGTCCCTTAGTACTGGTTATGATCTTGAGTTTGATTTTAGTGTAAACAACAATCCCAAGGGTTTTGTAGAAGAATTTTATACTGATGATGCTAGGAACGTTGTTAATATGATGTGTGATGAAGCACAGTTACCAAACGTTGTTTCTACTACTGGTACAGTCATAGGTAGGTATCTTGGTGAAGGTTTGATAAATTACCCACACACAAGAACATATACTGACTTGGGTTTGGGTTTTATGTGTGATGCAGAACAAATACCACTAAAATTCCTCACTTCATGGTATGATTTTATGTACGGAGAAAATGTAACATCTGATGAAACATATGATGGTACTATGGAAGCAGCATTAGGCAGTACACCTAGACCACGAAATCGTACAAATAGATTGAAGTTTCCTGATGAATATGTCTGTAATTTAAAAATTATGAAGACTGAACCAAATAAGAATTCATCTTCTGGTAGAGTACCTATTACATACATCTTAGAAAATTGCTATCCATATTCAATTGATGCTGTTCCACTTGCATATGGTAGTTCACAGTTAAGTAGAGTAACCGCAAGTTTCTACTACACAAGACACACTGTTCTGTATGGACAGAAACGCCTTCTTAGTCAGAATTTTATAGACTCTGGCGGTAATTTAAGTCTTCCTAGCTCTAGTGTTGGGTAGCAAAATGACTTTTTCAGTTCCATAAAACTGGAAAAAATTATTCGGTAAAAATTTCGTTATAAAAGTTGAATGGATTTCCCTACAATATGTCACGATGGATTTTTTAAGGATCCTGATAAAATTAGAGAATGGGCGTTAACACTAGATTATGATCATCCTGTGGGAAGTTATCCTGGTGTTAGATCAAAACAAATTAAAGATCTTTCCAAAAATTTTTATGAGACAACTGTAAGTAAATTGTTGTCTTTATGGGGTAATTACACTAGGAAGGATTGGGGTTGCCAATTACAATTTCAGAAAATATCTAGATTTTCTGCTGATCCTGAACTTAACCGAGGGTGGATCCATCAAGATGGTAAAGCGTTTTGTGCTGCTGTAATTTATCTTGATCCTAATGCAAATTTAGATCATGGAACTTCAATTTATAGAATGAGAGATGATGCATATGATAATGCATTAGATTGGCAGCAAAAAGGATGTGATAAAAAATTAATGCAGTTTCATCGTGATGTTTTAGGACCAGAACAAAAAAGAGATGAAAAATCCTTAGAAATATTTGGTAAAAACATGAAAATTAATAATAACATGTTTGACCGCACTTTAGAAGTAAAGAACGTATATAATAGAGTTATTGGATATGATGCAACACAATGGCATTCCCAATCAAATTTTCACATGGATAATGATGATGACTTTAGATTGACTGTAGTTGCATTTATTACAAGTATATCTGAACCTGCAACTAAGAGATTTGACTCAAAAAGTCACTATATATAAATATACGACTTGAAATTATTTTTATGGCATTACCGAAAATTGGGTATCCCACATATGAACTTGAATTACCCTCTACAGGAAAAACTATTAAATATCGTCCATTTCTTGTAAAAGAGGAAAAGGTGCTTTTGATGGCACTGGAATCAAAAGACGAAAAACAAGTAATTGGAGCAGTTAAGGATTTAATCAAAAATTGCGTTATTTCACGAATTAAGGTGGAACAGTTACCTAGTTTTGACTTAGAATACATTTTTTTGAAAATTAGAGCAGCATCTATTGGTGAAATTGTTAATCTCAATGTTACTTGTCTTGATGACAATAAAACTGAGGTAGAAGCACAAATTAATATTAATGATGTACAAGTTTTCAAACCAGAAGGTCATGACCAAAAAGTGATGATTTCAGAATCCTCTGGTATAATTATGAAATATCCCAGTATGAAACAATTTATTGATAGGGAGTTTCTGCAAAAGGATATGAATACTGAAGATGTATATGATTTCATTGCAGATTCAATTGATCAAATATTTGATGATGAAGAAGTTTATGATTCTTCAACAACAACTAAAAAAGAGTTCCGTTCGTTTGTTGATGGTTTAACAACTAAACAGTTTGAGTCAATTCAACAGTTTTATCTTACTTGTCCCAAACTAAGTCACACCTTTGTGATAGTAAATCCTAATACTGGCAAGGAATCTGAGTACACGATTGAGGGATTGCAGAGTTTTTTCGCATAGCACTCTTTCAAAATAACTTGGAGGGGTACTATAGAATGAATTTTGCTCTCATGCAGTACCATAAATACAGCTTGACTGAAGTTGAGAATATGATCCCATTTGAAAGGGAAGTTTATACAACATTTCTCATGCAATATCTTGAAGAACTTAAGCAAAAACAAGAACAAGCAAAGGCAAAATAGTGGCAAATCTCACAAAAACAGCATCAGGTGACTTATCCAGTTTTATCGCTGGTAAGGTATTTGATCGTGTGAAAGAGATGATGGATGACAGAAAAGAACGTGAAAGTGATCCTAGAGTAAAAAAAGCTGCTAAAAATTTAGAAGAAAAGCAAGTATTGGATCCAGAGTCCATTCCTGTAGTAGATGATAGATTAAGACAACAGGTATCAAAGTTATTTGGTTCAAAAATAGAATCAAGACTGTTTAACTTAGAAGCATCAGTTGATAGAACAAATGCTGCAATAACCACTATTGCTGCTGGAATTGGAGATACTCAAGAACTTATTGTAAATCAAAATCAAATATTAGAAGATAAATTTGATAAACTTTTAGATGTATTAGGAACTAATAAGGATGTTGAGAAAAAGAACTTAGAAAAATTAAAAGCAGAGAACGAATCACAAGAAATATTTGATCAAAAGAAAATGTTTGGTTCTCAAGCATTATTAGAGGCAGTTGCAGCATCTTCATATTTGAGTGGTTCTCTCTTGGGATTTTTAGTGAGAAGAAGTTTAGCAACAGCAGGTAAAAAACTT